AACAGTATCTTCCAAAGTTTGTTGACCATCTTTTCTCCAGTAATCTAAATTTGGATATGACATCAATCCAGATGTGCCACGGGTTTCCCTTGCTGTCGTCATCTACAGGTAGCCAAACGTATGTGTCAGTCTCGTGAAAAAACTCAGTGACAGGAGGTAGATCCAGATCAACGTGGTCATCCCATTCAGACCAGAGCTTGTGGCTCTTGTGCGGCTTGTGTCTATTCTTGTGCGTCAGTTTCCAAACATGATCCGTTATCAATTTGTTTTCTCTGGTCAACAACAATGGGCAAGTATGCACTTTACAGTTATGAAACTCCGCCACGAATGTTGGTAAACTTGTGAAGTGTGGATCTATAGAATCGTGGTAAGGCACAGTGTAGTTGTACTCCGGGTCTACGATTTCCCAACGGTCTAGGAAATACTTCAGCGAGTTTATGTTTTTTGCTAACATCTAATTAATAATTATGTTATAATACACTACTATGATATTATTCTCAAATGGTTGCAGTTTTCTCACACCCAGACCAAAGGACGGCGTGGACACCTTTACCAGCAAGTTGGTTGCTGAAAAATACGGAATGGAACTCTCTAACATAGCAATGGGAGGCAGGGGGAATACGAGGGTAAGTTTCTCATCAAAGGTATGGCTCGAACAGAACAAAGACAAGGACGTGTTCGCCGTGATTGGATGGTCTAGTGCCATAAGGAATGATTATATTACCGACGACGGTTGGAAGAAAGGACGAATATCAGGAACAGACCTCACTTGGCGTACTTGGAAGACATTAGACAATGTCAGTTTCATACGAGGAAATAAAGGATGGGATATTGAAAACAACCTGGCCATGAATTTTTTAGAAAACGTATTTGACTTACAGAATTATTTTGAACGTAAGCAAATACCATATGTTATGTACAACTCCCTACCTAACAATTTTGGTAACGGAACAGCAGACTTCGAAGTGATCAGGAATGCAATCAACATGGATAGATTTTTTAGTCCTGGAGTCAGCCACTTGGAATTTGTAACAGATAAAAATCTAATTGTCAGTCCAAAAGACCCACATCCATCTGCAGAAGGACACCAACAATGGGCAACACAACTTATAGAATTTATAGATGCTAACAATTTACGCACCATTTAGTAACAAGAACAGTAAAGCATACGAGGTGTTTGACGGTGTGCAGAAGTCTTGGCCTGATCAAATCACAAAGTTAGATAATTCTGTAGAAACGGATCCTTTGCCCAACTCGATGTTTTGGGGTTTTGTTGGCAACAATAGAGCAATGGTCAAGAAACTTGAAGCACGTAATCACAAATACTGGTTCACTGATACTCCTTACTTTGGAAGATTTGACAACAACAATCTCCGACCAGACAATCATTATTGGCGCATATGCAAGAACCAAATACATGCAACATTTCTTAAAGATTGTAAAGCAGATAGATTTGAAAAGTTCGGAATGAAAATCAAAGCACCAAACTTCGCTGGCAAATACATTTTAGTGTGTCCCAGTAGTGCAGGCATACACAACTACCTGGACCGACCAAACTGGACAAACGAGACCATAGAACAAGTCAAGAGATATACAGACAGACCTATCCGACTTCGACACAAGCCTAGGGGCAGGGGTACATCAGGACCAAGTGAGGCCAAGGTACCCCTATCCGAGGACCTTAAGGAGGCATGGTGTGTCGTAACAAGTTGTTCGATCGCGGCAGTGGAAGCCATGTGCGAAGGCATACCTGTGTTTTGTGATAACAAGAGTTTTGCTGTTGACGTTGGCAACGTGGAACTGTCAGACATTGAGAATCCCTACTACGGTGGTCCAGAGCCTTGGTTGTACAGTCTTGCCTACCAACAGTTCACACCTGAAGAGATTGAAAACGGCACAGCCGTGGAGATATTAATGGATAAGGGAATACTATGAAGATTGAAAAATTAAGCGAAGGGATATGGGTTCCATCCACAGATACACAAATAGAGCAATGGCGTGAAAAAGGACATCCATATATGCAGGACACCTGTCTCAATAAATTTCTCGAATGGTGTAAGATACAGAACAAGAAATTTAATCTCATAGTTGACGTGGGAGCGTGGTGTGGCACTTGGACGTTGTCTATGCAACAGTACGCAAAGAACATACATTGCTATGAACCCAACAAGTTGCACTATGAATGTCTCTCAAGAAATTTAAGTATACACAGTCATGTTAGATTGTACAATCAAGCAGTGGGCAACGAGGACGGGTTCGTGAAGTTGACAGAAGAAAGTTCCACGCAAAATACCCGGGTGTTACTAGAAAAAGGAGAAACAAAGATCAACAAGTTAGATTCGTTAGAGCTACAGGGAGTAGATTTTATCAAGATAGACGTTGAAGGTTTGGAGATGGAAGTTCTTAAAGGTGCAGGAAAAACTTTAGAAAATGTAGAATACTTGATGATTGAGTTGAACGGCAACAGTGAGAAATACGGTAGCAGTAAGAGAGACATTAAGGAACATCTGAAATCCCTAGGGTTCAAGGTATTGTTTAAAATCTGGCCAGACATTGTTTATTACAAAGTATGATGTATCAACACTTAAAAAAACTAAAGACAGACAAAAATTTCTCACCAACAAAGATTCTAGATATAGGTGCAAACATAGGATTCTGGACCAAGAATGTAAAATCAATATGGCCCGATGCAGAATACACTTGCATAGAAGCAGGTCCAAAATATGAGAAGCATTTAAAAGAAATAGCGAACAACTGTCACATCGCTGTGCTTGGCGACAGTAACAAGGAAATAAAAATGTATCTACGTGAAATCAATAAAGGAAGCAAAAAAAAGATCACTTACACAAAAGGCTCAACAGTGTTTGGTATTTTCAAAGATTATGAGATCCGGCAGATGCAGACCTTGGACCAATTGGTTGGCAAGGACGCCCACTTTGATTTAATCAAACAGGACGTGCAAGGTGCTGAGATAATGATCATGCAGGGTGCACCAGACATATTCACACGTGCCAAGTATGTCATACAAGAAGTTAACCTATACAAGGATGAACAATTTCCTAATATGCCTACTGTGAATGACATGGATGAGTACATGTTTCAGTTAGGATTTGACCACAGCGAAGTTATCGAACAAAAAGAAAACGTCGATCAGGTAGATAAAATTTATTTTTAATTCTAAGAACTGAATAGATTGATTGCTTCTTTTTTCCAATCATCTGAGTAGTCACAGTTTCTGTAGCCGTCGAACCACGGTCCACCTTCGGTGTAGTGTAATATCTTTGGCGATCCGTCCTCTGGTTCTCTGTACCAGCCAACTAGCCAATTGTAGTGATGAGGTAATTCTCCTATATCTGAATCTTCAAGCCAACTAAATCTGTGTAAGTATTTAGGTGTTTGTTGATTTAGAAATTCAGGAGTAAGCATACTATTTTTTGGATGTTCACAATTCCAAAGCACCATGCTTGACCAATTTTTTCTTGGGTAGACTGTTTGTACTTGCCCGTCCATTTTGGTTGTTTCTTTTGGTGTGTAGTCGTGCTGTACACAAACAACCGCTTTGCTAGGATCCATATACTTGACAAGTGTATGACTTGGAATTTTCCATAAGAAGTCACAGTCACAAAATACTGCCCAGCCTTTGTATTTGTTCAAGTAAGGAACAAAAAATCGAGTAAATGTAAATTGTGTGGTTGCAAGTTTATCTGGCTCGCGTGTGTAGATACCTTGCTCTCGCATCTCGTTTTGTTTTAATGGTATAACTTCTGCTGATGGATCTCTTCGTTTGATGGAGTGTTCACACACTTGGTATGCTATGTCCTCTCGCGAATCCCACCCTACATAAACTTTCATTTAGATAATATCTTGTGTATTTGTTTCCAATTATTTACACGGATAACATCGGGGTGATTAAAATCTCTGTTATATGGTTGGTCTATTAATATAGGCTTTAAACCGTATTTGAGCCCGGCTACAGCGTTGGCAGGCTTGTCTTCCACCCAATACAGTCCGGTATCGTGGAACTCCGCTAATGCACTGTCTTTGTCCGCTCCTGTGCCTAGGATGTGGTAATTTGTGAACACATGGTCACCAAACAGTTCACCCAATCTCCGTTTACGTAATTCCTGTGCTGGTATGTCTGACGTCTGTGATGTGATTGGAATGAATGTCCAACCCTCTGCCGCTAACAGTTTCACCCATGTCTGTGACTCTAACATTGGACGCTGTGTGGACATCCATGCACTTCTGTTGAACTCTCTTATGTGTACTCTTATTTCGTTTTTTGTTAATCCAAATCTTTCTTCCATCCAGTATGTGTCTTGCTTGTCTGGTAGTAATCTATAGGGATGATATCTGGCACCTCTGTCATCAAACAGTGTCTTTTGTAACATCCACTTTGTGAAATGGTGTTCCCATTCCAACAGCACACCGTCTACGTCTGTGAGTATTATTCTGTTATTTGATATCGGCATCTTCCATTCCTGCTACTCTCAATTTGACAATGTTTGTTATCTGCCATTGTTTTTGATCTAAACCTTTGGTGATGCCTAACCACTGATTCCTTATCAATGCAAAGTCATTTATAATTTTGTCCATGTCAACAACGTCGTCCTCGCCGTCAACATACTTCTCTGCATCTCTGCTTGATAGTGCTCTGTTGTAGTTTTCTAGATATTTTCTG